GAAACAACCCCTTGAATCCCCTGCAAAACCTGCGAGTCGAATAGTTCGGGAATGTCATCAACATCATCAGACCCAAAACGGCGCAAAGTCTCACGGGCATTAGCCCATGCTGCCTGCTGATCATTTTCCGGTAGTTTTGAAATATCGCCCAAGGTGCTTAAAAATACCTTGCCCTCATTCACCGCCTGTGCCCGAGTGGCTTCATCAATCTCAATCTGGGCCTGCTGGGCCTTCATTGGGTTCAAAATCTCATCCAGTCTATTGCGATTCCTCTGACCTTTTATGGTTTCGGCATTGGATAAAATTCCAGCTAGATCGATGTTTTTAATCTCAGTCATTTGACAAACTCCAATCAGCCGCCGTAGTTAAAGTTAGGAACCTTCCCGCCAAGGCTGCCCGTACTAGCGTCAGGCTTTGGTGGCTTAGTCGCTTGATAAAGGGCTACATTGCCCAATGTAGAGGTGAGCGCATTACCGATCCCACCAATCATGGCCTGCTCATTAGCCCCACGCTGCATTGCAAGCTGAGGAAGCGCAGACTGTCTGCCTGCTGCGTTTAACCCGCCCTGCAACAAAGTCCCTAGCTGATTCTGTTTCGTGCCTTGAAGCGTTAAAGCTCGGTTTAATATCTCGTTTAGCTTAGTATTAGCAAAGTCTTGACCAAACTGCGTAACAGCCTCAGCGGTATCGCCAGAAAGACCCTTCCCCAGTGCAAATGCACTGCCCTCAATGGCCTCTTGGCCGCGCTCTCGTAAAAAATCATACGATGGATCATTACGGGTGAAGTTTATGGCCTCTTCCATTGTCGGAATATCGCCAATGCCCTCCTGGAATTGAGGCAAGGCCTCTTTGCCAGCCTCAATGTATGGCTTTAGTTGGCGTAAACGAGCAGCCTCAAGGCGCATAGCCGCCTTGGTTGCGTCATCGCCAGAACCTCCCATTAAAGAGCTGCCAATCACGGAGGTTAGCCCGCCCAATACCGAAGCCCCTAGCGGACTTGATGCTGCTGAACCAATAGCGCCTAGCGCCGCCGCTAATGCCATAATAAACTCCTACGGATGCTGGGCATCCACCTCTGTTTTGATTGCGTTTGCTAATTCTTTGATTTGATTGTTTGAGCTGGAAAGGTTGGACAAAAACCGATACCAAATAGGATCAACGGTTCCATTTGACTGAAATAAAGGATGATCAGGGCGCGGTATTTTAGTATCAGCTTGTGTTACTTCGTCAACGCTAACGGCCACGAACGCGCACCCCTAAAACAGTCCAATCATATAAATCAGTCTGACGGAAATTCAACGAACACTGACGGAACCGCCCGAATCTACGCCACCGGATACGCTTGGCGTACTGCCCAACAGTGCCAACGCCCATCCATTTTTCCTCGCCTTCAGTATACCCGTTATCACGGGACACTCTAAGCATAATCTGCGGATCAATATCAGGTATTGCACCCGTACCAGATCGGCCTATCAGCTCAAGCTCATCAATAACAGACCATCCGCGGTTGTCATCATCGGTTGGAATCATTATTGTGAATTCCCTCACATCTGGAATAGTTGCGCGGTCCAAGCTATAAATCTTCGAGTCATCAAAACCCAACTGATAAAGTTTTGTCCCTAGATCAACACACCCAAAACCTTTCCATCGAGAATCTGCCGTTTCCTTCTTGAACCAAATCGGCTTGCCAACTAGCTGCGATGTAGTTACATCATAACACAACGTCAAATTAGAGCGGCTAATCTCATATATTAACTTGCCCTCAAATACATAAGCGCAGCCCTGAGCATCAGAATCTTTATCTAGCGCATACTCAACAGCTGGAGTTGATACAACCTGCCCCTGATAGCCCGATAATGCCCTAACCTGCCCGTTGCTATCTAAAAAGAAATTGACACCGCTTGACTCAGCCAAGGAATAACGAGCACCCAGACCATAAGGAAGAACAGCTCCAGGTATTGGATCAAAGCTGGTTGCAGTCGGTGCCCAGAACTCAATTGATCGGGTTCCGTAAACATTCAGCGTATCAGAATCAGCCGATAGATTGATTACATCATCAGTTTTGCGCTCTGCTGTGGCAAAGTCCAGACCTTCCCATGATCCGCCATTGAGCAAGCCCGAATAGTAAAAGCGATCCGATGTGCCAGGATCAGGGCTTTCAGTCACAAAGCGACCGCCAATATATGCAGTTGCCCTGCCTTGCGGGTAATCTGTATCTGTAATTTGAGTCAATGTTTCAGAGCTCAGATTAAAGATATAGCCCGTATCAAATACAGCAATGTGGATTTCAACAGAACTAGCAGACATTCGGACAGGGCCGGAGCCATCAATTAGCCCGATAATCGTAACCGTCCCGTTGCTTTGAATCTTTATAAAACTTGAGCCAACAACAGCATAGATATTGCCATTTATCGAAATAATACCCCTGCCTACGCCTTGAATCCCAGAATCGGCAAACTGAGTCAACCCAGGGCATGTAATGAGCGCAACCTGCTGGCGACCGCCAATAGTGACCTCTGGCTGCATATTCGTAACAGACTCAACCGATACCGTTCTTTCGCGGTTCTCGTTATAACTCAAGCCAACAGGCAATAGCATCAGTAATCAACCACCGGAGTTCTTCGAGTGTCAGGAACAGACGCATCTAAAGCCTTGAGCTTTTTGTCTGCAAAAATAAACTCATCAGGGCTAATTGTTTGAAGGCCAAAATGAGGCTGAACAAACCATCCAGCATAAACCACAAACCACTCCTGATAACGAGTTGGCATGTCTGTAATCAAAAAAGGAAACCGGCCTAACTCTTTCTCTGTTTCAAAAGCGCCATCCATTACCGCAATGACATCGTTAGCCTCTTGCGCGGTTGGATTTTCAGCCGTATCAAGTGCCGCTATCCGGCGCATGATCCTTGTTGCAATCTCAGTCTTAGTTGGCATCAATAGCCTCTTGAACTTCGTTGATTAGCTTGGTTACAGATTTGCGCTTATCCAGCTCAATGCCATGTTCTCGGCCTAATTCTTCAAGCTCATCCTTGGTCATGGATTCCAGCGGATTGCCTGCCTTTGCTTGCTTTTCCTGTGCCTGAAAATGACCATTGCTAGAAAGCTTTGCAACCGCTTTATTGTCATCAACAGCTACAGATACACCTTTTGGGAATGTATAGCCAAACAGCTCGACAACTTCCGGCCCATGCCCATTAGCATCACCAATAAAGATAAATTCCATACTCCCTCCGAATAAAAAGAAAGGGGGCCGAAGCCCCCAATCGATTAGCTATCAGCTACAGCCGCAAAGTAGCCAGTTAATACACCGTGATCCTTAAGATCATCAGTGTCACCAGCACCAGAGCCGAAGGTGATCTTGGCAATTTCCATCCACTGACGGATAGCAACGCCTTCCTTGTCCTCATAATCAAACTTTTCAGTGATTGTCTGAGGACGCTTAGACCAGCCCATAGCAATAGCTTGAGCGCCACACAAATAGCATGGGGCAACGTCAATACCTGCTGCACCAACACCGCTGATTACGTCGATGTCCTCAACCTCAACTACAAGGATGTTTTCATAGACATAATCGGCACCCTTGAACAAAGGATTGCCCTTGCCACGCTCACGCGCTTCACGGTTAGCCTGCTGGAAGGCAGTGCTATTGGCCAAATCCCGAACCAACAACGATGGGGCAAACAGAATGAAGTAATCAGACTGCATACCATTGATGTTGCGTGGCTTAATTGGGCGAATCTTAGGATTAGCCGTCTTGGCCAGACGCTTCATCAAGCTGATAGCCGAAGCTGTCAACTGATCGTTGGTGTTGTCGATGTTAGCCAATGATGCGCTGTGATCGTTGGCGCTGTTGTTAGAAACCGCAGCTCCAAACAATACGCGATCAGCATTATCTACTAACCAAGCATCTTTCTGAGGCTCAGAAGCAGTGCCATAAGCTACGCCGTTGATAGAACCCAAAGCAGTGATTACCTTGTCACGGGTAAACTCTTGCTCCCAATTCATCAGCTGGCCACGAGCCGCATTACGCAGGTCGATAGAGCTTTTCTGATTCTCAAACGCTGGAACTCGCACCGCGTGACGGTACTGCTCCACAGTCAAAGGGAATGAGCGAGAGGTTAAATCCTCTTCATTACCTTCTAAAGTGCTTGAGCCAGTTGTTGCAGAGCCAGTCAGGCTATTAACCAAGGCATAGTGAAGAGTATCGCCCTTCTTCTTAGTTAAATCTTCCTTAACCTGGATCATGTTTTGTTCATCTTTACCGAAGTAAGGCTTGAACACTGATTGATTGATGTATTCGACAAAGAATTTGTCGTCCCACTGCTGGGCCGTTAAGCCAGTGGCCGCTGTTGTATCTGTCATTTTATTTCACCTATTGAATTAAATTATCTAGTGGAGTGGGGCCAGCATAGGTGTTAGCTTTAATGCTTCCTGTGCTTGCCTCGTCGCTTAATGATTGCGGAATAGTTCCAGCCAGCTTTTGCTTGTCTGCCATTTCTGCCTCAATCTTGGCGCGTAATTCTGCCTCGACCTTGGCCCTAATCTCGGATTCCATCTTGTCCACGTCGTCCAACTTCGCCAGCTTTTCAGCCTTGGTGACGATGTCGGCAATTTCATGGAAAGGTGAAACAGAACCCCTAACACGTTGTGCTAGTGTAGGATCGGCTTCCTGCAATTCTTTGAACTTCTCAATCTTGGCGTCTAAATCAGGGAAATCCCGACGAGCCAAGAATTCAGAGATATTCGCCTGAGCGTTTATTTGGGCAGATTGGATCTGGCCCTGAATCGCTTGGGTGAATGCCTCCTGGTTCTCAAAGACATCTGGCATCTCTTGTTTGCTTTGAAGCTTTTGCTCAGCTTCTTGGCGCTTCTTCCGCTCCGCAACAGTTGCGGCTTGCAATCCATCTATTTGCTTTTTCAATTCCTCAAGCGATGGCGACTCGCTTGCAGTTGGCGTTTCTTGCTCGGAAGCTACAGCCGCGCCTTCTGGTGTTTCTTCGCCCTTCGTTTCTGCCTGCTCAGTTTCTTCCGTGGTTTCGGGTGTTTCTTGGGTTTCCGTTGCCTCGGCCTTTTCTTCGCTGGTTTCTCCGTCTAGGATTGAGTCGATGTCTTGCATTGGTGCTTCCTCCACGCCCGATAATCTGCGGCGACCAGATTTAACGCCCGTTCAGCGGCGACCTGTTGCGGATTTACCCGCACACAAAAAAACCAGCACAAGGCTGGCTCAAATGATTCTTAAATAAGGGTTATACGTTTACGTTTGGCCTGACATCAGGGAACGCAGCAACTACCTGAGTCTCTAACTGTATCTGCTGTGTTTCAGCGGCTATTTTCTGCGTTGACGCCATGTCTTTGGCAGATTGTGAGCGCAGTCGCTCAATCTCAGCCTGAGCCTGCTCCATAGCTGTCTGCTCTATTTCCTGCTGCTTCTGTGCCATAGCTGCTGCCTGCTCAGGATCACCCTGAGAAGCCGCTAGAATCGCTCTCTTATCCCGTAAGCTAGACGCCTTAATGATTGACTCCCAAGGAATACCTTGAGGATTAGCACTGTAAAGCTGGACGAGTTGCTCGAATTGCTGACTCTGAATGTTTGCCGCGTCTGCTGTCTCATCAATGATAATATCAACATCAAGTTCAGCCACATCGTTTTGTGTGTCTACCGGAGCGCCCATATCAGGACGTGCCGCTATAACCTGCTCAATATCATCTTGAAACTCTTTCTTAATCTGATCTAATGGCATGCCGCTTGCATCCATGATCATTTGCTCGGCCTGTGAAACCTTGGCATTTAGGCCAACCCACTTCAGAGACTCTTCGTCATCAGTGACGCGTATCCACTTCTCCTCTTTCCAGAATTGGCGGATTCGATTCCAAACAGCACGATAAATGTCACGCTTCCACATTCGGTGAGAGTCAAAGAATGGCCCCATTTCCATTAGGCCGCCACGCTCTCGACGCTCTAAAGCATATCCGCTTGTGTCGCCTTCCTGCTTACCCTGGAGCGCTGGATTTGCACCCATGCCATCAATCTCAGCCAATGCAGATTGATATAGCTGGAACTGGCCATTCGCCATATCCCCATTGGGCACAAACTCAAAGCGCTGATTAGCATTAACAACAACATGGCCATCCGCCTTTGCCAGCTCCTTCTTCATCGCGCTTACATCATCAACGGCGCCCTGCTCTCCCAATGTTTGCCGCTGGGAAAGCAAGAACAAGAACTTAGACCTTCGGGCGTTCACTTCTCGCTGAGGATCAATATAAACACGCGCCGCGCCAATCGGATTCCCGTCCCTATCTAGCTTGGCAGAGCGAACCACTAAAGGACACTCTGGCAAACCATCTTCATCTAAGTAGGGAGAAACAATAGGGCCAGCTAAAAACGCACCCTTGCAGAAAATAGCCTGATTCCATTGGCCCTTGTCGATGTAGTACATCTGGACAACCATAACGCGCTTGCGCTTGGCGTCATACCACATTGTTTCCGGCTTATCTTCATAAGTATCATCTGACAGATTAGCAGCCATTCCAGCATCAATCTGATCAGCTGATTTAGGCCATTTTTGCTTGACCTCTTCCATGTCCATCCAGATAACAAAGCCTAGATAGCGGCAATCCCTGTAATCCTTGCGGCGGCGGTGCGGATCAAAGAAGAATCGATCCCATTTCACCTGCTTAACCGTTACATCTATCTGGTCGCCTTTCTGCTTCGCCTCGACAATGCCAATCTCAATCCCTTCAACAAATCCAGACTCCGCGCATTCTGAGCTAACATCGTCGAAATTCTGGCTATCAGCCACATATCGAAGGGCATCAGTAGCAGCATTTGCCGCCCCTTCATGCTTAATCGTGCGAGACAATGCAACAGGATCAGCCCTAAGCTGCCTCTCCATGCCCAGCATCCAATCAATCTTTCCGGCCACCTTGTTTACGGTTACAGGCGTTTGACCTCTGCGGGTTAGCTCTTCGGTTTCTTCTGGCGTCCATTGCTTGCCATCGTAAAAGTCACGGTCACGCTCGGCTAGCTGACGGTATCCTCTCGTTGTATCTGCGGATTGCTCAAAATACTGAATAAGCTTTTCCATCGATGTAGAGTTTTCCTTCATAGCACCCATGTACTATTACCGCCTTTATCAAATGCGTTAGCCCATCGATCTTTAGGCTTTTGGTTTTGTTTCTTCATCTTTTCACGCCCCAAGCTTGCGCCAATCAATGGCTGCAATGCGTACCGAATGGCATCTATATAGTGATTGTTGGCGTCTTCAGGCTTTCTGAGAATGTCGCCAGCGTTGTTTATCTTGTATGAGTACAATCGGCACTCCCTAGCCGTTTCTACGCATCGAGGATGTACCACAATCTCTCTGTAGCCCCTTAGATGGGCTATTCCATCTTCCACGCTGCCCGCCCACTTCTCGACGCCTATACAGCGAGGCATTCCATTACGCTGCAAGAAGCTAATCGACTCTGGCCTAGCAGAATCGGCCCTAACAGTGTGCTTTTCTATTTCCGGTATTCGATCAGCCAAATAAGCAAGCGTATCATCAATGTCTAAACCTCTACGCCCTGCTTCATATTCGATATACAGCCTATCTTCATGGCACCAAGCCCGAACGCCTGCTGTTGGATCTTGAGAAAAGCCAAAGTCTAGCCCGTAATAAGGGCCGTCCCATGTTTCTCCTGGCTCAAATTCATCAACTCGCCAGCGCCCTGCAAATATCTGAGCATCCGTGACGGTTAAGCACTCGCCCTCCCAGATATGCTGATACAAAAGCGCGTCCCGCTTCATATCGTTTAAGCGTTCTTCGTTTAACGTGTCAGGAAACCAAGGGTTATCACGCCAGTTAAGCTGAACAATTACCGAATTGCTTGGCGGCTGATCAATGAATCGGCGCTTAGTTGATGACTCTTCGTTTTCAGGGTTCCATGTGACCCATATTTCAGAGCCGTCTTCTCGAACCGTAGGGATTAGCTTAATCCATGCCTTATCGCTTACCGGATCAGCTTCATCAACCCATGCAATTAGTATCTTGGCCTTAGACTTCAGGCTGTCCAGATTGTGACGAAGGCCAGAAAAGACGTACTTTATACGGCCATCCTTTGACCGAATGTACTTCTCGCCAGTCTCGTAATAATCAGCCAGCCACGGAACCGACCGTATAGCCTCTTTGACTTCCTCCATAGAGGATTCGTCAAGGCTATTCATAAACTCACGGGCGCAAAGAATGACGCCAGAGCCGCCATTGCTACCTATCTGGTACCCAAACACAGCGCTCATAAGCGCAAATGTGCGAGTCTTACCGCTTCCCCTGCCGCCATGTGCCCCCCGATACCTTACCGACCCATAAGCGGGCGCAAATACAGGTATTAGCTTTGGGGGTAACTCAATCTGTGCTGCTGTCATGCTGCGAAACAGCAAACCATAACGTGGAAACAAATACCTTTACATTAGCCAAGATCATAAACCTTGGCTTGCCCTTGACATAACTATGAGATGAACGATAGCGATTACCCAAAAGGTACAACTCGCAAGCAACCCCGTACTTGTTGCCAAAATCGTAATACTCACCACAAAAGAGTACATTGTTAATCATTACTCTCTCCTTTAGGCGCTACCAGCTCAATGCGTGTAGGCGACATACTGCCATCAGTGCTGCTGTGGTCTGTTTTCTGCTCTACCTTGTCGGCCCAGCCAAAACGGTTTTTCATGTTGAAAATCCACGCCGTAGCGTTGAATCCATCAATGCCGCCCAGAACAGCCGTTCTGCCTGTACGATTCCACCAAGCGCTAGACGCCCTGTCACCCTCTCTTACAGCCTCTTTAAATTCTTCATGCTGATCCTGCCAGTTAAGAAACGTCTGATAGCAAACGCCCAGCCCACCATCCTCGATGTTGTAGCACACCTCCTCTTTTGACCATCCCTTAGCCATTAGCTGGACAACTGTCTCACAGTATTCCGCTTTGTACTTAGTAGGACGGCCAGCCATTACACAGCCACCACATTAAACAGTATGTTGAATATCTGATCTTCACTATCAGGCTTTTGGCCGTTGATAGACTCAACGTGATACACCAAACTGCCATCCACAGGACTAGCGTAAAGCGTGTATTTTGTTCTAGGCTCTACGCAATCAAGATACACCGGAGTCTGACCAATCTTGCTCTTAGTGGCCTGTGATATGTGCAAATTCTCAAGCGCAATAGGGTTTTTAAGCCCATCAGCTTCAACAACCATATGGTTGTCATGGATTGTTATATCTATTGGCTTGCTCATGCGTCAATGTCCCTCACTAGCTCACCAGAAAAACGCCCACTAACCTGAGTATCGTTTGTATCTGTATCCGCAGTGAACCACAAAATAGATTTCTCAGAAATAGGAAACGGAAGAGGCGGGTTTACATCAGTACCATTAGACCTTCGAGTGTCCAGCTTGCCCCTATACACCTCTTGCTCTGCTGTGTTTATGTCGCTGTAAACAATTCCCTTGAATACGATCTCAGGATTACCGCCGCCAGAAGTCTTTAGCGCCACAAGGCGAACCCACTCAGCCAAGAACTGGTGATTTCTTGGAACATAGAAAACCATCTGCTGCGTACTGCCATCACCCACAGGCATTTCTGCCATTGTGTACCCAGACGATGTAGCTGTAATAGTGATTGTCCCAGCGTTTGTGCCGCCGCTGCCAGCCTTAAATATAGATACTCGGTTAATGCCTATCCATTGTGTCGTAGTAGTGACGGTTGTTGTGCCATCCATCTCGACAACTTCCACCTGCTGATCCCAATTCTCATCAACACCAGTTACAACTATTCGCTGTACACCAGTGCCAACAAGATCATCATTAACAGACGAAGAAACAATGTCTATTGTCTCTCCTGAAGTTATATACTGGAACGTGCCGCCAAACGAAGCAATGACCTCTGGCGAGGCAGAGTCAACATTGTTGTTATAACCAAACTTATTCCAAGTTGTCATTCCCTGTCTGCGACCCAGTGCAACCTCTGTATGGAAGTCGCTTGGCCTGACACTAATAGAGTCATAATCCTGACTCATTGTAGCGTCAATCGGGATGTTCAGGTTTGCTGGGACGTCTGATATATAAGCATTTAGTCTAAATACGGTTGTTGCAGATCCGCTGTTGTTCGTTACTACAATGCGAACATACGGCCTAGCATTAACAAAAATATGGGGCGGCTCTATTTGGCTTGTTCTGTAGTACAGCGGTATCTGTGAGTCAGCATTAACGCCATCCGGCGAATACTGGATGCTAATATCTAGGTTTTGATCAGCCTTAATCGCAAGAATAAGCGCCGATCCAACAACCACCTCCTGCCAGTCACCAGTAAACGTGCCACCATCAGATATATTGGCAGTGCTCGAATTGCCTGATAGCTCTTTGCCTTTGCCTATGTGGCTAATTTGGTTAGGAATATCACTCATGCCTGATAGTCCTTCGCATTATCTGCGTCATAATCCCTTGTTGTAACCTGGAAAAT